CTATGAAATATTAGCACAGATCAGGGAGCTGGCGGAACAGCGTCCTGAATATAGCGCTGTCAGAGCAATGCCTGGTGTAGGAGATGTCCTGGCCCCTCTGCTCATCGCCGAAGTAGGAGATCCACGGAAATACTACGCTGGGAAGGCACTGATAGCCTGCATAGGCATCGATGTGCCGCCATATGAATCTGGAAAGTTCAAGGCATCCGAACGTAAGATATCACGAAAAGGTTCAAAGCAGCTGAGAAAACTTGGTTTCCTTGTTGTACAGGGTCTGTACAAACTTAAGCCCGTAAAAGACAGAGCAGTATATGACAAACTGATACAGAAACGTGCTGAAGGAAAACCATCAAAAGTGGCAATCGTAGCGGCAATGAACAAGTTCTACCGGATCTACTACGCCAGGGCCATGGAAGCATACACACAGTTAGATCAGTAGTAATCAGCACATACAATCAGACCCAAAGAAAAACCAATCGTTAGAGATTGGCCTTTCATCGTGCATTCATATATTCATAAATGAATCATTGACAAACCTTAGCGAGTTTTATTTATAGGTGTATAAAACGCTCCACTTTTCTCCGTATAGCGAGGAGGTGGTTTCTCGTGTTCAATGAACAGAAACTTGAGTTAATGCGTTGCCCTATTGGCGAAGGGCAGAAAATCGATGGTGAAGTGAACTCTACTCCGCATGAGCAAATGCAGCGCGAAGTTGATTATGTGAGAGCGCAGCAAATACTCACTTCTATGCTTGAGAAAGATTTAATTACCTTGTCGGAATTCAACAAGATAACCGAATTAAATCGCAAAACTTTCTCGCCGCTATTAGCCGAGATTATGCCTTGAAATCGTTGATATAACTTCGTTTCAGAGGTAATATGTCACACTGACTAAGGAGGTGAGAATTTGAAAAAGGTAACGAAAATTGCTCAAAACACGGCCAATTTAACCGAACAGACTAAGTTGCGGGTTGCGGCCTACTGCCGTGTATCTACCGACAGCGATGAACAACTCGAAAGTCTGGATGCTCAAATAAAGCATTATGAATCCTACGTCAATGCAAATCCTGAGTGGGAGTTCGCCGGGCTCTATTATGATGAGGGCATCTCCGGAACAAAAAAGGAAAAGCGGCCTGAATTGCTTCGAATGATTGCAGACTGTGAAGACAGAAAAATAGACCTCATTGTAACGAAGTCTATCAGCAGATTTGCTCGAAATACAACCGATTGTCTTGAACTGGTCAGAAAGCTACTTGACCTTGATGTTTTCATTTATTTTGAGAAAGAAAATATTAACACCGGGTCAATGGAAAGCGAACTCATGCTGTCAATCCTGTCTGGACTGGCCGAAAGCGAATCGGTCTCCATCTCCGAGAACAACAAATGGTCGATTAAGCGCAGATTCCAAAATGGTACATATAAAATATCTTATCCGCCTTACGGCTACGACAATGTGGATGGAGAAATGGTTATCAATAAGTCTCAAGCTAAAATTGTCCGCTTCATCTTTGCCGAGATTTTGTCCGGCAAGGGTACCCACAAAATTGCTAATGAGTTGAACAGACGAAAGGTACCGACCAAAAAAGGCGGTCGTTGGACATCAACGACTATACGCGGGATGGTTAGTAATGAAAAGTACACAGGTGATGCCATTTTTCAAAAAACCTATACCGACGAACATTTCAACCGCCATCGCAACGACGGAGAAAAAGAACAGTACCTTGTTCGGAATCATCATGAACCTATTGTCAGTCATGAAATCTATGAAGCTGCTCAGTTAGCTATAGAACAACGTTGCAAAGAGAAAAGGATTGAAAAGCAAAGCGAAAAATATCAAAGCCGCTATCCCTTTTCAGGCAAAATAATCTGTGCTCAGTGCGGCGGGACCTTTAAAAGACGAACCCATACAAGCGGCAAGCATCCATACGCATGGTGTTGTTTCACACATATCCAGGATAAACAAAAATGCTCAATGAAATATATACCGGAGCCCGATTTAGAGTATGCATTTGTCACCATGATGAACAAACTTGTCTTCGGACATGAAGCTGTACTTAAACCGTTACTCGTCAGCCTGCGCGGGATGAACTCCGATGACACGCTTGAAAACATCCGAGTGATAGACATAAAGCTTGAGGAAAACGAAAAACAACGGAATGTACTGGTTGGGTTGATGACCAAAAAGTACCTTGAGCCTGCCGTTTACAATAAAAGCAATAATGAACTACTTCAAGAGGCAGAACGTCTGCGCCGTCAAAAGGAATCCATAACGCGTTTTCTGAATAACGATTTTCAGAGTTTAAATGCAGTCAGCGCTTTGTTGCAGTATGTTTCCAAAGAATCTATGCTGACAAGTTTTGATGGTGAGCTGTTTACCCGCTTTGTGGAGCGGATTCATGTATATTCGAGAACGGAAATCGGATTCGAACTAAAATGCGGAATTACTCTAAAAGAAAGGTTGGTGAGATAAATGAGCCATATACCATTTGGCTACCGTATTGAAAACGGAAAAGCCGTAATTGATAAAGAGGCTGCAGAACAGATAAAAACATTGTTCCAATCTTACCTGAGCGGCGATTCCTTGGCGACAGCAGCTAAGAAAGCAGGTATTAAAGCTTTCCATTCCGGTATCGGCAGAATGCTACGAAATACCCGATACATCGGTGATGGGTTTTATCCGCCGATTATTGACAAAGACACTTTTAACACTGCCGAGGCGGAACGAATTATGCGGGCGGAAAGACTCGGCCGTACCAAAAAGTCCAACCAAGTAAAGGAGGTCATCTATCCTACCACCTTCCGCATGAAAGAAGGAACAGAGGAACTCGACGACCCCTTCGGGCAGGCGGAATACGCCTACAGTTTAATTGAAATGGAGGTGAACAAGAATGGCAGTCAGTAAAAATGTCACAGTTATTCCGGCCAGGAAGCATACTCGCAAGAGCAAGGATGAAGAAAAACCGAAACTACGCGTTGCTGCTTACTGCCGTGTTTCCACAGACAGCGAGGAGCAGGCTACCAGCTATGACACACAGATTGAGCATTACACCGCCTACATACAAGGGCACCCCGACTGGGTGCTGGCGGGAATCTTTGCGGATGACGGAATCTCGGGCACCAACACCAAGAAGCGCGAGGAATTCAACCGCATGATTGACGAGTGCATGGCCGGCAATATCGATATGATTATCACAAAGTCCATTAGCCGATTTGCCCGAAATACGCTGGACTGCTTGAAATATATCCGTCAGCTGAAGGATAAGAACATCCCGGTCTATTTTGAGAAAGAAAACATCAACACCATGGATTCCAAGGGCGAGGTTATGCTCACGATTATGGCGTCCCTTGCACAACAGGAAAGCCAGTCCTTAAGTCAGAATGTGAAGCTGGGCTTGCAATACCGCTACCAGCAGGGCGAAATCCAAGTCAACTGTGCACGGTTCCTCGGTTATACCAAGGATGAAAATAAGCGCCTTGTGGTTGTACCCGAAGAAGCCGAAATCGTAAAGCGCATTTATCGAGAATACCTTGAGGGTGCAAGTATGCTGAAGATTGCCCGGGGGTTAGAGGCCGACGGTATTCTGAACGGTGCAGGCAATGAGCGCTGGCACACCAGTAACATTAATAATATTCTACGAAACGAAAAGTACATCGGAGATGCTCTCTTGCAGAAAACCTACACGGTTGATTTTCTTACAAAAAAGCGGGTTAAGAACAACGGTATCGTTCCGCAGTACTATGTAGAGAACAGCCATGAAGCCATCATCCCGCGTGAAGTTTTCATGCAGGTGCAGGAAGAGCTTATCCGCCGCCGTATTGTGCACACAAGCCCAAACGGAAAGACCAGAACCTTTAGCAGCAACCACGTGTTTGCTCAGATAATCATCTGCGGCAAATGCGGTGAGGTTTTTCGCAGGGTGCATTGGAACAACAGAGGTAAGAAGTCTATCGTCTGGCGCTGTGTCAGCCGCTTAGAAAACACAGGCCTATTCTGCGACGCTCGAACGGTACTGGAAAGTACCATTGAGCAAGTGCTGGTCACCGCCATCAATCAGACACTTTGCGACAAAGACTCTTTCCTCACAACTCTGCGGGACAACATCGCAACCGTCATAAATAGAGAAAGCGACAAGGCCTTGGCGGATATCGACAAGCGGCTGGAAGTACTTCAAACGGAGCTATTAAAGCTGGCCACTTCCAACGCAGATTGTGATAATGTTGGCGATGAGATTCACCGACTGCGTGACCAAAAGCAAAAACTGCAAATTGAAAACGTCAACCGTGAGGAACTGAAAAAACGGATGGCTGATATGAGCGCATTCCTAAAAAAGCAATCCGCCGCCCTCGCTGAATACGACGAGCAGCTTATCCGACGGCTGATCGAAAAAGTCAGCATCTATGAGGATAAATTTATTGTGGAATTCAAGT